ACCGGCAAGATCGGCCAGTGCGTGGCGAAGCGGCTGCGTCCCTTCGAATGCAAGATCCTTTGCTACGATATCTACGAAAACGACGGTCTAAAGGAATTCTGCGGCTCTGTTAATAAGTTCAATAAAAATAAGTACGATATCTTTGAGATTATCGTCGAAGCTGCTGAGGAAGTTCTTCCTCGTCAAATCGACAACGCTCTTAATGCTTTTGCGGAAGTTAAGAACGTTCCTCAAGGCGTAAAGGCCATTTTCAGACGCAAGCTCGGCAAGCAAAGAGCGAAGCAATTCGTTACCTATGCTGCGCTTTCTGGCGTCTATGAGACCTTTAGACTTGATACTGAGACCTTCGAGGTCCCGATTGGTGCTGTTGGCGGCGCTGTCACTGTTGACTTCGAAAGAATGCTCGACGGTGCTGAGTCTCTTGTTGAGGTTATGGAATGCCTCACCGAGGGTCTTGCCCACAACGTTTTCCTTGAGGTCCAAAAGGCTCTTCAAGCCGCTTGGAATAGCACTGGCAAGCCCAGCGCTAACAAGGCTGATACCAATACTTTCATTGGTTCCAGAATGGCTGATCTAATTGCTGTTGTCCGCGCGTATGGCGACAATGCCGTTATCTTCGCGACTCCCGAGTTCATCGCTGCGATGGGCCCCGATGCTATCGTTCCTACCCTTATGAATAGCACCACCAATGTTGCGCAAGGCATTTATCCTGAGGATGACATCAATTCCATTCACAACACTGGCCGCATCCGCATTTTCCGCGGTGTTCCAGTTGTTGAGATTCCTCAATCCTATGTGGACGAGAACAACGACAAGGTTTGGATCAATCCTGCCTATGCGTATGTCTTCCCCGCTGGCAAAGAGAAAGTCGTTAAGGTTGTCTTCGAAGGCGAGACCCAAATCAACGACTTCAAAAACCGTGATAATTCCATCGAGATCGAACTCTACAAAAAGATGGGCTGCGCCATTCTTACTCAAAACAATTGGTGCATTTATCACAACCAAGCGCTCGATAACATCCCTCATTATTAATAAATTAAAGGTGTGGGAGGGGGCATACTGCTCCCTCCCTACATGAGATAAAAGGAGTATCTATTATGGAAAATAAAGTTCGTGTTTATAGTAATGTTAATCATCCGGTATATGTCATTATACCTGGCGTAATTGCAGAAAGAGTTTGGCGCGACAAGGGCGCGAGCGTTGCTTTTGATCGTGAAACTCTAGAAGAAGCTATGTTTGATCGTGGCTTTAGAAATATGATAGAACAAAAGGTTCTTTATATTGAAGATCTTGATTTCTTGAAAGAAGTTGGTCTTGAAGACGAAGACGCGACCGAAGTCACCAAGATGGCAGTTATGACGGATGAGCAAAAGAGTGAACTTCTTACGGTTCTAAATCTTAATGATTTTAAAGCGGCTGTTGATAAACTTACGGCGGAAGAAGTTAATAGTCTAGTAGATTATGCTGTTTCCAACAAGATTATGAATATGGGTAAAAGTAATTACCTTAAGCAGAAGTGCGGCCGCGATATTATAAAAATTATATCATTGACGGAGGATTAAAATGACTCCTTATGAAGTTGTCTACAAAGCCTTTCTCACGAAAGTTTTGGATGATGAATGGCTCAATTGGGCACAAGATGAAGTCGCGTATGACTTAAGAACAATACTCGAAGGAGCCATTCCTTATTTCAAATTCCCGCGCAAATCGCTCGACCGGGATCAATGTGGTTTTATAGAAACGTTAGATAACGAAGAAGTCCAGATTTTGGCGACTTATATGAAAGTCGAATGGGTTAATAGAACTATTCTTACTTGGGAAAATATTAAGCCTCTTTATGTAGAGCGCGATTTTTCGCAAGCCAATCTACTTGATAAATTGAATGCTACTCTTACTGCGGAGCGCAAGAAAGCAGAAAAGTTAGAATCTCTTTATTATCGTAGTATTAAGAATAAGCCATTTGACTACACGAAGTTGGCTGGCAATGGATAGTTTTGAAGAAGGTTATTATAATAAACTGAAGAATAGACTTTTTGGTTTATTATGCGAGCGTGAAAAAAATGGTGAATGGGAAAAGTTTTTGGATACTATTTTGACTGAGTTGCTCGGTTCAGAAGAACTCCATAAATCCATTCACTATTATACGCTTTATGCCAAACTTTCTTCTTTACGTTATCTACGTTACGAATATTTTCGTAAAACCATATTTGATTGTATGGGATTATTGGGGAAATAATGGACTATTCAGAAATTTATGCCTTGCGCGTAAATCGCTATGGTCATGATTTCCAATCCCGCGTGCAGGGCGAGCGCGAAAAATTATTTGAAAACTTTTTACTGAAATCAATTTATCGTGTTGATTTTATGTATGAAAGTGAACTCCAACCTGGTTCGCTTGAACCAAATAAACAAGATAAAACTCAGACATTGCAGTATCTATTAACACGACTTTCGTTAGATATTCCGAATGGCACTGTTTTAGATATTAATGATCAGAATTGGATGATCTACTATAAGGAAGAGATTGCGGCGAGTGGTTATAATCGCTACATCGTATTAAAAATGTCGCATGAGATCACTTGGGTTGGTCCTGACGGCAAGACCTATACAAGTCCTGGATATATTTATAGTGGAATGACTTCACCAATTATTGCGGCGGTTAAGTCCAATAGTAGTGCAGTAGTTTATAACGAATTTAATAATTCGCTTAAACTTATATTCCCTTATACGCCAAATATTGATATTGATGGGTATGTAAAGGTTAATGTTGGGACTGATAATGAACAACAATTTAGAGTTACAGGACTTGATTCTGTTTCTACTATTGGCGTGCATTATGTAACTCTTGATCCTATATATAAATATGATGAGACACCCGCGCCACCCTATGACGGCGAGTCAGATGGTTTTTGGCTTTATGGGGGTGACACAGAATGATACGAAATTTAAAAGATATGGGACCTACGCTTCAAAAGATTATGAAACGTCTTTTTGCAAATCAGACTCTATTGAAACTTTTGTATTATACTGATAAAGAACCACTTTCTCATCCCGACCTTACGGAAAGTCAAATCCAAACTGAGATTTATAATAAGCTCATAAGAATTATTCCTCGTGTACAAGAAATGGAGACTTCTAATCCGATAGTTGTCATTCGCATAGATGGCGGCAGTCAGAATATGCAAAACGACGAATTTCGGGAAATCAGATTAACTGTTGAGACTTTTTGCCCGCTGAATGAATGGATTATCAAAGATGATAATTTAAGACCTTTCTATATTTTAGGTGAAATACAGAAAAGTCTAAGCGGCAAAGTTATCGACCAGGTTGGAAAACTTGAGGGCGGAG